TTGTTGTTGAAAAATCTACTTTCACTCGCTTGATGGTCTCGTCTGTGTCGAGTATGTCATCACGGTTTGCTTTGAAGAAACGCGCCATCGAGCCGTCTGCAAGTCTTATCTTGCAATAGTCAAGCACCTTCTCAATGGCATCGGCTTTTGCTTCAGCGCGGGAATTATACTTGTTTTTATCCCACACGTTGATCTCGATTATCCAATTTGAAATATTATCCTCTATCGTCAAACGTCTGCCCGATATGACCGCATATGGATATGTCGCGCTTTCAGGCGCTTCATCTGGGTATGTCGATATGGTATTTTTTAACGCTTCAACAATAGCCTTTTCTATGTTATGTATCATCTTCGCCGCCGCCCTCGTAATCACTATCCGATATCAGACTGTCGGGATTGTCTTTTTCAAGAGCCGATAAGTATTGACTCTCGATTTTTACGATCATATCGACATTATCCTCCACCGAGCTTGTTAAAATCCCGTATTTAGGCTGTGAGGATGTGCCAAACTCCTGAAAACCGCCATAAAAGCCGTTCGGTTTTACACCGACCTGCAGCTTTGGGTATTTATCATACTTGTGCATAACCCAATATTGCGTAAACTTTCCCACTCTCCCGGAGTGCCTTTGGAATGTGGCATAAAACTCTTTTCGGAATGTCTTGCAGACAAACTTGCCCACATCCCGGAGCGCTGCCCTGCAAAGCTCTTTGAGCGTGTAATCATAATAATCAACACTCGACACGAACTTCACGCCGTCCTTATCCATTTTTACAACCGATTTAGGTACGCTCATTTCTCACACCGCCATATAACGTGATCTCTAATTCATTAGAACCAAGAACTCTGTATGTCCGAAGCACCTGATAACGTGTCTTGCCTCTATAATCGACCACAATGATCTCATCCTCGTCAGAGTAGTCATAGTAATCAGCAATAACAACCTTCAGTTCCGGCTTTGCCCCGACAGTCTGCGCGTCATAAAACTCTTTTTGTCCGATGCTCATGATATTACAGAACACCTGCGTCTGCGTTTCCACAATCTTCGGATCGCCGTACTCGTCAACACCGTCAACTGTTTTTTTTATCAGATAAGCTATGTCGTTATACATTGTCCCCGTCCTTGTATTCGTGGGTTTTGCGAAGTTCATCCCTCCACTGGTCCCACTGTGCCTGATAACCTGCCGCCATCTTGTCGTTTGACGATTCAACCCACATGCAATATGCCATGATCGCCTTGTCAATCAAAGGATCAGCTGAAGCCTCAACAGCGGTCGAGCTGATGCCAACCCTTTTGAGTTCGGCCTTTGCCGCGTTTATATCGTTTGTCAGCTGGTCATCGATACTTGTATGTGTTATTCTCAACCTTTTTCTGACTGCGGTTACATCAACTGCCATTTTCGTTTCGCTCCTTTTCCTGCATCCGTGAGCCGTCTCGCGGGTATGTGTAGAACACAAACGGGATATCACTCAATCTGTGCTCCGGCTTTTTATCAAGCGCGTCCTGAACAAAAATGATGTCCTCATCCCGTGATACCTCCGGGAACCGAAGGCCGTGCTTGTCAATGAATGACTTGCGCCACGCTCTTGACCACACATTCGGGTACAGATGACCATTATTGCCCAAAACGCTTGTATATCCATACTTCCCAAAGATAAAAGCAAATGACAATATATCCGTAGGAAATCGTAAAAATTGATTGAGCATGGCAAAGCATTCCGAGTGCAGATACCAATCATCACTGTCAAGGAAGAGGATGTATTCGCCCTGTGCTTTTATTATCCCGGCATTCCTTGCCGCGCCTGATGATCCATAGTCATCGATATATGGCTCAATTCCGCAATCCCTGACAGCTCCGATTGACTTGTCATCGTCTTTTTCACACATCACGAGTAGTTCGTAATCTGTAAACGACTGCTCTTTTACACTCTTTATCGCTTTACCGATAAACTCCTCTGAATGATAGCAGGGTATGACCACGGAGAACTTAAACATCACGCAACCTTTGCAGTGCTTTCCATGAATCGCGGTCTGCAATTAGCTTTCCGATGTGCCCGACATAAATCCGTGGATCTGCGTAAATCTTGTACCCAAGACTCCGGGCCTTGTAGCAAAACGACAGATCCTCTCCGAGCGTCCTGTGGTTATTACGGAGCGGGAAGAACGGCTGACCTGTCAGCGTCAGGACACGCTTCAATGCCTCGATTTTCATCAGGCACATTGCCATCCCGCATGCCTCCACCTCAAAAACCTCATTGTCAGGATAATCAAGGTATTTCTCGATCTCGTCCTCTTCAAGCGTCATGCCGAGCCGCATCTTTTGATATATACACGGCTCATACGGAGACCTCCGCATAAAGCACACCGCCGTCAATATGTCTTTATCATCGTTTATCATGTCGATCAGCACGTCTGAATCAAATACCATGTCGGCGTCTATCCAAAGTACATAGTCGTACTTTTCGTCAATGGCTTTTTGAGCCATCGCATAACGCAAGTCGTGTATGATCGTGCCAACCGCTATCTCAACATCGACCGACAATTCAGGATTTAACCTTGAATCGCGCTCCAGTTTCATCAAGCACTTGACCGTGTTTACGTCTATCTGTTCCCGTGACGGAACTGCTACCATTATTCTTTTCATTTTTCCCTCGTTTCCCCCCGGTGTATAGTAAAGCGGCCGCAACCACCGAGGGAATTAATCGCGACCGCCCACTACCGCTTTTATGCGTTTGCAAGCCATACAAAGGCATCTTTCTTTGCAAGTTTGCTGTCAAAGATAGCCGTGCCTCTGAAGTCGATGCTGTTGTTAAGGAAGCCGCTCTCGGTCGAACGATCTACCGTGACAGGCTGTGACAGATTGCCAACGATGTCGGTCATAACGCCGAGATATACCTGCTTGTGATCTGCGGGTACATAGTCATCAACAACAACGGGATATCCCATAAGTGTCTTTTCAACCGGATCAAAGATGGGACGCTTGCTTGTGTCAAGAATGCCCTTGATGTCATTGAAAAGGGTTTTCTTGTTTACAAGGAACTTTGCCTCTGCGTCATATGCAGCGGGCAGAAGAGCCGCAAGTGCAAGAATGTCAGCATACCCATAGCCAGATGTTGCTGTCTGCGTGATCTTGTTTGTGGTTGCCGTTGAGATAACATTAACAAGGCCGTTCGTTGTATTGTTGATGATGTAGTTGTCGATAGCTCTTGCGATATCGCCTGAAAGCATATTAACAAGCCAGTCCTCGAACTGTGACACGCTCATGGTCTCGGCCGCTTTTGAAATTCTGATAACCTTCATAAACTCCTTGCCGCCAAGCTCAACAGATACAACCGTATCTGCGGAAGGATCAACCGAAGCATTCTCTGTATGTGTCGTTGATACAGCCGCCCTTGTTCCTTCAGCCATGAACTTGATGTTGCCTGCTACCTGCATCAGAGTGATCTCTGAAAGCATCGGAGCCAGCTTTTTCATCTGCTCGAAAAACTTGTTTGCAACGATTGTCGGAATAGCTGTGTGAGCGTCCGTTGTTGCGTATGCTCTCTGCTCCTCATCGTTAAGTGTCTGGTGCATAAGGGTTTTTGCCCATGCGCTTCTGTACTCCTCGGAATCAATGCCGTATGTCTTTTCCATTTTTTCTACCTCTGATCTTTCTATAACTTTTTCCGGCTGTGCATCCTCTTTTGCAAGTGCGTCAGCCTGTGCCTTGCGCAATTCAAAATCTTCCAGCTCTGCCTTGCGCTCAAGCAGTGCCTTTTTTTCTTCAGTTGCCTTTTCGACCGCCTCAACGTCCGTCATGTCACGGACTTCAACGTCAAGCGCCGCAAGTCTCTCATTGACTTCCTGAAGATTCATGTCTTTAATCTCCATGCTCTCGCTCCTTATCTTGTGATCGTCTCATAGGCATAACGTGCCTTTGCCAATGCCAACTGTTTCTCACGCTCAAGTCGCTCCGCTTGTTCTGCTTCGATCACTCCGTCAAAGTAGGATCGCGCTGATACAGCCGCAATGTCTGTGCCAGGATTTGCAGGTATTGATACGGCCGAGACATCATATACCTTGCCAATCCTGTGAATAGTCCTTGTGTGTGTCTTTTTATCATACTCGTCATCCTCCACCGTGAATGCGAATGACATTTGATCTACAAGGCCGCTATCTATAGCCTCAAACAACTCACGGCTCTGCTGTGTGCTGGATAAATCCGCCTCTGCAAGCAGTCCGTGGTCATCTGTGCTCAATTTAAGAGTGCCGTTTTTCTGCCGAGCGTAAACCATGCCCTCATGGTTATACAAAAAGATCACATCCGACATATCTGCCTCGTCAAAGGCTGTCGCATCGATCTGCTCGGAATAATCGACACCGTTTTCAGAAAAAAGGACATACGGCTCAAATGTGCTCGCATATCCCCTGACCTGATAATTATTTTCTTCTGTCTTTTCAGCTGAACGCTGAATTGTCATCGTTCGGTATTCCCGATCCTTGCTTATCATCATCTTCCTCCTCTGTGGTTTGTGTATCTGCCGGAGCCGCGTCAAGCCTCATTATCGGCTCATCGCCCCACGGAACAGGCGCCATATTGCAACCAGCGCGCCATTCGTTTATGAGCATTCCGCCGTATAATACAACCTCTTTGAACATCGATATCTTTTGACTTAATGATGCGAATTGTAATTTGCTCGCCTCAAAAACAATGAAGTTCTGATCGTATGCCAGCGCCTTGCCCTGAAATACCTTGCTCGTCATTTCCGTTGACAACTGCACAAGGAACGGCTCAATCTTTAACTCATAAAACGCCTCGATCTCGTCCGGCGTCATGTCCGACATCACGATCTTGTCATTGACGCCAAAGTATCTGTATATGTTCTCGCGGATTTCCTTTAACTGCGCGTATGATGCCGTCAAAGGATTCATCGTAATCGGCGTGAACTCCTGTGAGGCGTCAAGTGATGCGATGCCGCCCTCATTGTCAAGGTTCATGTAGTCCTGAACGAACTGGTCCTTTTGCGCTTTGATATCTTCAGGAGCCAGCATTGCCTTTGTGCTCTTTAATATGCCCCGGAGGTTTGCTGTCGAGCGGATCGCGTTTGCCATGCCCTCGTCAGCCGTTGTCAAAAGTTTTATAGTATCGATGATTGCTCTGTTATCATCCCCGGCTATATCTGACTTGTTATAATCTTTACGGACCACCGCAAGATCATCCCACGGCAACACCATCTGCGGGATCTGCGTGTTCGGGAACTGAAAACGGATGAACAGGCCGTTTGCGTACTCGATAGC